AATGGGGTAAGGGTTAAAGTAGATACAAAGAAAATCGCTCCAAAAATAAAAAAAGCATCGCATCTTGGATTGTTCGCTCTCACCCAGCAAGTGGTGAAGGATAGCAATCTCTATGTACCGATGGATACAGGGAATCTTATGCAAAGCAGTTTGCGTGCTTCACGTTTTGGTGACGGAAAAGCGGTTTGGGATACGCCGTATGCTCGCCGGCTCTATTACAATCCGCAATTCCATTTTTCGAAAGATGTCAACCCGAGAGCGCAAGGGCTTTGGTTTGAGAAGGCTAAATCAGTCCACAAAAAACAATGGTCCAAGATAGCCGAAAAGGCGGTGAGAAATAAAATATGAGCGATGAAATGGACTTTTTAGAGCGGCTGGTTATTGATGTGCTTGATAAGCAAGGTTATTATGCAACGGTCGTGTCACCGATGTTGGCGGATGGAAACAGCATAGCCGTTATGGTGATGCCGGCGAATGACTATGACCATTATTACGACGGTTCATATCGTCAAAACTTTGCTTTTCAAGTCATGACCAAACATGAAAACCAACTCACCGCCTATCATACGCTTTTGGATATCGCGAGTCTTTTAAAAAATATCGAGGATATTCCTAGCGCTAATGGAACGTATGAATTTGAGGGCATAGACATCACCACGGACCCGAACATTATCACGAAAGACGATAAGTATTACATTTTCGCCGCTCAATTTAGTGCGGCGCTTTTTATTAAACCAAAGGAGTGATATAGATGGCCGATGATTTCATTCTTAATTATCGAAACAGATATGAAATCGATACGACCGGGGGAAGTGACACGCCGGAATGGGCAACGATTGCCGCGGGAATTAGCTCAGTAGATCCATCCTTTGATGATGAAACCGATGATACCCCATATTACGACGGGGAAGGTTTCTCGAGTCAAGATGTTACGGGTATTACCGCATCGCTTCAATTCAGTGGACATCGTAAATATGGAGATCCAGCTCAGGACTATATTGCCAGCCTTGCATTTGAGGTTGGTGAGAATCGCAAAACAAAATTCAGATGGACGCAACCTGATGGCAAGCAAATCACTGGGGATGTGACGATTTCAGGGATCAAAGTCACTGGCGGGGACGCCAACGCAAAAAGTGATTTTGAATTTACGGTGACGTTCAACGGCAAGCCGGAAGTCACCGATGCCGGTTCTGGGAGTGGAACTGGTGAATAATGTTCACATTGACTGATCCGCTGGAAGAGGAAATTGAGATCGAGGGGAATGTTTACCCCCTCGATCTTTCTTTTGATAATGTACTTCGCTTTTTTGATCTCATGGATGACGATACATTCTTTGATGCTGAAAAAATCGAAATTGCATTTGAAATGTTCGTTGATACTGATAAGGAATTCGATTTTGAGACCAAATATAAAGTCGTTAAAACCATTGTTGAGACTTTCATAGCTTCAAATAATGATTCCAATGCTGATTATTCATCTGATGTTGGAGACAGTAAACAATACTATGATCTAAAGCAAGACGCCGAATATATCTATGCATCCTTTTTGCAAGAGTATGGAATCGATCTCATCGAGCAACAAGGGAAGCTCAGATGGGAGAAGTTTGTCGCATTGCTCGTCGGTCTCCGAGATAACACCAGATTTAAGGAAATCGTTGGGATCCGTGCGGCTGAATTGCCGAAGGGCAAAGGTATGGAAGAAGAGCGGAAGCGACTACGGAAGTTGAAGCAAATATACGCGCTTAAAAAAGACCAAAGAACCAAAGAGCAGGAACTGGACGCTATGTTCAATATGCTCGCGGGAGGTAAGTAGATTTGGCTATTAAAATTGAGAAAAAACAAACGGAAATACCGATTGAAATCGGCGATTTGAAGTTTGCTTTTGATGTGACCGACGAATCCATACAAAGATTTCGCGAAAATGCGATAAAGATACAGCAGGAACTTGAAGTTATCGACGATGAAGAAGAAGATTTTAATAAGGCAAAGGATATTCTCAAAAAAGGGTTTGATGTGATTCTTGGCGATGGCGCTTTTGAAAGAGTCTATCAAATGACGCCGAGCATTCCGTATCTGCTAAACTATTTTATCCAGTTGGTTGATGGATTGACTGAGGAGATAAACGACATTGGAGCAATCCAAGAACGTGCAAATAAATATCTACGCAAGAAAAAGTGAACCTGAATAGGTTCTTTTTTTATGCCGAAAGGCAGGTGAAATGAATGGCTGATGGAAAAGTCGTCATCGATGTAACGCTTGACGATGGACGGGTCGTGAAGGGCGTTGCTAATCTCAACAATCAGCTTTTAGGCGTTGGAAAAGCTGGAAAAACAGCGGCGCTTGGGCTTAAAACTCTTCTATCTGCAGTTGGAATCACGGCGTTGGTCTCAAAAGGCATCGATATGGTGAAGAGCTCGCTCGAAGGTGCCATATCTCGATATGACACATTGAACAATTTTCCGCGAGTGCTTCAATTAATGGGCTTTGATGCCAAAGAATCCAAAAAAGCAATCGACACACTTTCGAAAGGCATTCAAGGCCTTCCGACTACTTTAGATAGCGTCGCCAAAACAACGCAACGAATCGCGTTGATAACTGGCGATTTAAAAGGCGCGACCAAAACCACTCTCGCATTGAATGATGCCTTTCTTGCGTCCGGGGCAAGTACGGCAGATGCCGAACGTGGACTAGAACAGTATGTCCAGATGCTATCGACTGGAACCGTTGATTTAGAGTCATGGCGTACGTTGCAGGAGACGATGCCGATTGCATTGAACAAAGTGGCCAATGCATTTGGATATACCGGAAAGTCAGCACAGAATGACTTATTCAACGCGCTTAAAAAAGGGAAAATCACATTTGATCAGTTTAACAAAAAGCTTATTGAACTTGACGGCGGTGTAGGCGGTTTTGCGGAACTAGCCAGAAAAAGCAGCGGCGGTATTGGAACGGCCTTCACGAACATGAAAACGGCCGTTGTCCGAGGTGTGACCAATATCATTTCGAGCATTGATAAGATGCTGACATCAAACGGGCTGCCGAACTTGCAAACTATCATTTCTAACGTCGGGAAAAAATTCGAAAATGTTCTTAATGGGATCGCCAATAACCTGCCGAACATCGTTAATAAAATCAAGGAAGTTTATGAAACTTTGAAACCATGGCTTCCGCTCATTGGTTCGATCGTTGCGGGAATCATAGCATTTAAAGCAACAGTCGAAGCAATAAATTCCGTAAAAAATGCCTTTAATGCATTGAAAATCGGCATAGATGCGGTTAATTCAGCCATAAGAAAGAATCCGTTTATTTTTATTCTTTCTGTGGCGATCGCGGCTGTTTTACTCATTATTCAATATTGGGATCCGATCAAAAGCTTTTTCGCAGGACTATGGGAAGGAATCAAGAGCGTTGCAATTGCCGTATGGGAGCCGATTAAAGCGGCATGGAATGCAACGGTTAATTTCTTTAAAACCATCTGGAATTCAGTTATTGCCGTTTGGAATACAATTGTAAATACCTTAAAAGCAATATTTACTCCCATTGTCGCTTTCTTTAGCGGTATATGGCAAAACATCAAGACAGCGGCGGGAGCGGCTTGGAACCTAATTAAAAACGTCATTCTTGGGCCGATTCTGCTTCTTATCGATTTAGTAACAGGGGATCTAAAAGGCTTCATGAGCCACCTCTCTCAAATTTGGAATAATATTAAGAAAGCCGCTCAGACGATTTGGACATCGCTAAAGAACGTTGTTGTCTCAATTGTAAAAGGCTTTGTCAATTCGGTAAAAGCGGTTTTCAATGGGTTAAAAAGCACCGCCACGGCCATTTGGAACGGTATAAAATCAGCGGCATCTGCCGTTTGGAACGGTATTAAAAACACTATTATCAGCATAGCAAATGGAATTAAAAATGGTTTGGCGAGAGCTTGGAATACCATTAAATCCGTGACATCCTCCGCTTTTAAAGCAGTCGTCAACTTTATTAGAAATCCGCTTAAAGCCATTAACCTTTTTTCTATTGGCAAAAATATCATTCAAGGTCTTATTAATGGGATTAAGTCAATGATTGGTGCTGTAGGTAAAGCGATTAAAAATGTCGTCGGGGGAATCAAAAAGAAAATTACCGGTCTCCTCGGCATCCATTCCCCATCTCGTTGGATGCGCGACATGATCGGGAAAAACATGATGCTCGGTTGGCAGATAGGTATCGACAAAGAGAAAGCGTCAACTCTCAAAAAAGCAGAACAAATGACGGAATGGATGAAACCTGATATCCCCGTTGTAAGCGGTTTTGTGAACCGTTTAAAAGGAATATTAGCGCCGATTGGGAATGTGATGCCTGTTAGTTCCTTCACAGATACGAAACAACAGATAAGCATAGGAAGTAAACAGCATAATAGTTTGGATCATAAACAATCATTACAACCACCACAATACGCTGTCATAAACATCGACGGCCGACAAATGATGCTTGCGACCATTGATTACTATTTGGACGAGCAAAAACGCCGTGATAGCATACGTTCCCGCTTCCGAGGTGAGTAACTTGATCATCTACAATGATGTTGATCTATCTCCATATATGAAAATCACGGATATTCGCGGCCGCGGGCTTATTCAAGCTGATTTTACTGAAATCGTGGTCCCGGGCCGCCCAGGTTCATACTTTGTGTCAAAACAGAAACCGAAGCGTATTCTTGAAAATGACTACAAAATTATTGCTCATACGCAAACGGAACTTCGCCAAAAGATAGATGAATTGAACGCCATCCTCGATGTAGACGGGCCTGTTCCTATTGTCTATGCTGATGAACCGGACAAAACATATTATGGAATTGCCTATTCCGACGGACAAGAACAGCAAATTCTATCGTTACAAAAAGGTACTTTAGTATTTGTCTGCTTTGACCCATACAAATACGGCCCCACCCGCTCCCAAACGATCAACGACCCGAGCGGCGGCCAAGCAAATCCCATCATTATCAACGAAGGTACGGCGGAAACGTATCCGACATTCACCGCATACGTGCAACAGCCGATCACGTTTCTTGATATCATCTCGCCCGATTCATATATGCGTGTTGGTCAACCGTATTCGGTTGATCAGACGCCGGTGGATGGGGATAAACCCGTTATGCAAGACGAAATGGAATCCCTCACCGGTTGGGGCGCAGGATCTGGCGTCGTGGACGGTATCATCCAAGGCTCATTCCAGTCGGACGGTTCTAAATTCACGGTCAAAGATTATGGACCGGCTTATGACGGTTGGGCAGGCCCCGCATTGAAAAAATCGTTGCCGAACCCCCTTCAAGATTTCCGAGTGCATGCGCTCATAGACATTACATCTAGCGCAAACGGTGTAGGTCGAATAGAAGTGTATGGTTTGGATACCGCGAACAATATCGTTTTCCGGATGTCTATCGGAGATTTCTCGACAAAAACAAAAGATGTCAAGGCGTTTTGGGAGCTTGGGCCGAGCACGGATAATATTTTCACCACATACGGGAAAAAAACCGGATCTCTCAATGACTACTATGGGTCCCTCGTAATTGAGCGGAAGGGAAATCGTTGGCATTTCTATACAGCGAAACGAACAGGCCCTACCGATCGCTCGGGGACATATGTGGATTATGTAGAAAAAACGTTCGTGGATACGAAAAATCAATATACGGCTCAGCTCGCACAAATTCAAGTTCACATCGGATCACATCTGAAATATACGCCAATTCCAACGATGAGCATCAACCATGTTTTTGTATATGATCTGCATAACCCGTCAACAGATCAGGTGCCGTACATTGCCTATCCGGGTGATGTTTTGCAATTTGACCACAAAGCAGCTTGCATCTACAAAAATGGCGATATTTTTATGTCGGCCAAGGATTTTGGCGCTTCATTCTTCCTGCTTGGAAAAGGTGAAACAGAACTCGCCGTGAACCCAAACGACGCCGCGATCGTCACCGTCGACTATCGGCCGAGGTGGTATTGATGATCCATATACTCGACAGACAAACGGAACAAGTGTTGGACGTGCTCGTGAATCATACTGACTCAAAAATATACTGGAATACGAAGATGACCGAAGCGCTCGATGACAATCAGCTCATTTTCGAGTTCACGACGCTGGCGGATGGGCCTGCTGCGAAATATATTGTCCCGAAAAACAAATTGACGGCCCAAGATCAAGACGGTTTCCACCGTCTTTTTTCTATTGAAAGCGTCGAGAAGGTGCATGATGAAAACGGGAAAACGCTAATTGTGACGGCACTTGGCGATCATACCGAACTTGGTACGGAACAACCCATTGCGCCGCAAACACTCGCGGGGCAGACGCCGGAAACGGCTGTCCAATTCGTCCTGGCCGGCACGCGCTATGTGCCGGGGCAAATCGACTTTGCCGACAGCCAGACTATCACATTTGATAGCTATATCAGCCCTCTCGCAGCGCTGAATCAAATAGCGAGCATATTCGGGTTGGAGCTCCGGTTCCGCGTCGAAGTACACAATGATGGGACCATCTCGCGGGTTGTCGATCTATTGAAGCCGGATAGCGTGTTCGACGGCAAAGAAATCGTCTTCGGAAAAGACTTACTCGGCATTCGTCGGAAAGAGAACACGGACAACATTTGCACGCGTCTCATCGGTATTGGGCCGGCAGATGCGAACGGAAATATTGTCACGTTCGCATCTGTGAACGGCGGAAAAATATATGTCGAAGATGACGATGCTTTTCAACGCTGGAACAACGCTGGTAGACATGTGTGGGGCGTCTATGAATACCAACCAGAAAGCGGAACAGATGTCACGCCGCAAGAACTTCTCGACGCGACCAAAAAAGAGATGCAAAACCGCATCAATAGCGCGGTAGAGTGGGAAGTCACCGACGCCGCGCTCGAGCAAATCCCGGGCCTCCAGCATGAGCGCGTCAGGGTCGGAATGAACATCCGAATCAAAGACGAAGCGTTCGACCCGGCGATTTATCTCGAAGCCCGCGTGCTTGAAACGGAAATGCCTGAGCTTGACGATCCGAATGGAAATTTCTCATATACTTTCGGAAACTATCACGAAGTCACGGTCGTCGTGCCGCCTGAAATCAAAGCAATCCAAAAAACCCTTTTCCGAAATGCAAATGCTTGGACTGCCGCGAAAAGCCTGGCCGCCCAAGCGCTTCAAGACGCGGCAAAAGCACAAGCTACTGCTGATGGAAAGATCACGTCCTTCTATCAACCGGATCCGCCGGAGACAGCGAGTGAAGGCGATCTTTGGTTCGATACCAATGACGGAAACAAGCCGTATATCTGGCAAAACGGTGGATGGCAGCCGGCGCAGGATAGCGGTATCGCCGAAGCACTCAATCGCGCAAACGACGCACAAGCCACCGCGGACAAAAAAGTGCAAACGTTTTTCAGCGATACAGCGCCCACAGCGGAAGGGATCGGCGATCTCTGGTACAACCCGGCATCTGGCACGCTTTTCCGATGGGACGGCTCAGGATGGCTCGTTGTCTCGGACGTGACTGGAATGAATACGGCAGCGGATACGGCGGCCGTAAATGGTAGGCCGGCAGGCACGGTACTAGTGGATATTCAGAGCGCGCAATCTACAGCGAATACGGCGCAGACGGCAGCAAACAACGCACAGTCGGCGGCAAGCGCTGCACAGCAAGCGGCTGACCAAGCCCAACAAACCGCCACGATCGCCATGCAAACGGCGGATGGAAAGAATACGAACTATTATGGGCCTACGGCCCCGCCGAATCCGAGGCCCGGCGATGCGTGGTTTGTGAACGATTCGTCCACTGGTGCCGTCATCGCTATTCGCCATTGGGACGGCACACAATGGGTTGATGACGTCAACAATCAAGCGATTCAGGATGCCATCGCCCAAGCACAGCAAGAAACCGAAGAAGCGAAGCAACAAGCGCAAGATGCGGTTGATCGCGCAAATCAAGCCGTTCAAAGTGCCAACGACGCTATTCAGCAAGCACAGCAGGGTTTTGACGCGGCGCAGTCGGCGTTAACTACGGCTACGAACGCGCAAACAATGGCAAATGACGCGGCAACAAAAGCACAACAAAGTTTTGATGCGGCGCAAAATGCTTTACAGAGCGCGACTGCTTCTCAAAACGCCATTTCGGAACTTCAAAACGAAATGGATCAAAAGCTCGACACAGCACAATATCAGGCGGATTTGGAAAATCTACAAAACGCTATTGCCGCCAAAGCTGACGCAGAATGGGTGAATGGGCAACTTGTAACGAAAGCTGATAAGGCAGATACCTATACCAAAACCGAAGTGGATAACGCTTTAAATAGCAAAGTGTCTCTGACACAATATACTGCCGATCTGAATGGAGTAATAACGCGTTTAGACAGCGCAGAATCCCGAATCACACAAAACGAACAAGAAATCTCAACCAAAGTTTCTAATGAACAATATCAACAGGATCAATCTAATCTTTCGTCCCAGATTTCGCAGATAAACACGCAAATCCAACAGCAAGCGAACCAAATCGCCTTGAAAGCTGATGCGACGGACGTCTATACGAAGTCGCAAATCGACGGGCAGTTTACGACTGTAAATACCCAAATTTCGAATCTATCGGCCCAGCTCACCGTGCAAGCCGACCAAATCGCGACGAAGGTCTCGAAAACAGAGTTTGATGCTTTGCAGATCGGCGGAAGGAATTTACTCAAAAACAGCAATTTTGCTGAAGGTTTAGCGGGATGGAAAAACTGGGGATCGGCAAATAGAGAAATAGTCGATGTCAACGGTAAAAAATTCGTTCACATATGGACGGATGACACGCAAAAATTTCGGGGAATTCAACAAGAGGACATTCCGTTAGAACGAGGGGCATACTATACGATTTCTTTCACCGCGTATAGGACATCTATCTATACAGGTGGGGCATATGTGCTATTTCATCAATATGGAGACGGTGATCTTTCTCCACAAATTAATCAAACTTTTAATTTGACTGAACAGCCACAGCGTTTTACGTTTACCTTTCAAGCGTCTACAACTGACGACTTCTTTAGAGTTATGATAGGGGGACAAAATAGCGTACCTTTTGACATTTATATAACCGACATCAAGTTTGAAAAGGGTAATCGCGCCACCGACTGGACTCCCGCGCCGGAGGACTACGACGCTCAATTCTCGTCGATTAATCAGACCATAGACTCTATTACAACTATCGTTCAAGACGCACAGGGCGATATAAGTGCGCTTCAACAAACCACGAATAGTTTTGCTACGCGAATTTCCAACGCAGAGGGCAATATTTCTTCCCTCACCCAGACGGTCAGCGGCTTGCAAACAAGTGTAAGCGATATACAGGGTAATGTTTCTACCCTTACCCAAACGGCAGATTCCTTACAAAGCCGTTTGACGACGGCGGAAGGCAATATTAGCTTGCTCTCTCAAACAACGAATGGGCTGGTTTCTTTAATCAGTCAAAAAGCCGACCAATCTTGGGTCAACTCCCAGATTAGTCAATTGTCGGATGCGATTAACTTGCGCGTCCAGAAGAATGACGTCATTAACCAAATCAACGTAAGCACGGAAGGCATTCTTATTGACGGCAAAAAAATTCATATTACCGGACAAACGACGATTGATAACGCTGTGATTAAGGATGCCATGATTGAAAGTGTTAGTGCATCAAAAATCAGCGCAACATCACTTTCTGCAATTAGCGCGAACTTGGGTAATGTGACAGCTGGGACGATCACGGGTGTAACAATCAACGGTTCGACGATCACTTCCAACAGCACTAGTAATGGAACGGTCACAATACAAAACGGATCTGTTATAAGCCAATATGATGGTGGAAGTGGCGTCATACAAAAAGCAACGATTTCCCAAGCATATTTAGAGGTCGCCCAATATCCTGACGGAGAAGAGACACCAAATTATTCGGCTGGTCTCGATTGTACAGGCGTCTATATGGGTGTGCATAATCCGGGTGTAGTCGGTCATGCCGAGATGCGTGTAGATGACACAAATGGGCATTGTGTTATTGATTCATTGAATCAAATAGATATATATAATGCTGTTAATGTGGATGGAGCGATTTATGCAAATGGATTCGTCTATTCCGACGCATATGACGCCAACCCAACAAGCGGTGGGACTCACGTTTACGTCCGACCAAAGTCCGGCGGAGAATTACGTGTGACAGTGTCAGGAACGACAGACAATTTCCGGCCGGTACGGACAAACGGTGTCATCACGGGCTACACGAACCTTTATCTTCAAGCTACGGAAGTTCGTGCTGTTTCGAGCGACCCGTCGACGTGGGGAAACAGCCACACATATTCCATTATGCGTGCGTCAAGTTTCGCCAACGGTTCACTCGCCGAATACAAGCAGGACATCCACGTCTGGGAAGAATCTGCGCTCGAAAAAATCCGCAGCGCGACCATTTATGAATACTATCTGAAATCAGAGGTGGAGCAAGGTATCTACCGGCGCCGGCAGGGTCTTGTCATCGGTGACGGATACAATACACCAGACGGTGTCATTGACGGCGACGGCGTGGAACAGTATCTGATGAATTCTTGGAGTTGGAAAGCGATACAAGAGCTGGATGCTGACCTCGCTGCGACGGTAGATCGTGTGTCGTGGCTCGAAACCGAAAACGAGTATTTGAAACAAAAAGTCACCTATCTCGAAAACAAAATCAACGAGTTGGAGGCGCAAATCGCATGAAAGTCGAAATCGAAAACCGTTACCTTGGGCAGGCGATCAGCCTGCTCTTTGATTTGTCATTGCGCGGGAAGCAATCCCGCCATCGCACCAAGTTTGTGAAACTGCTGAACGATCGGCTCAAAGAAGTCGAAGAACAACGCATTGAGTTGGCAAAAGAGCACGCCAAAAAGGATGAGAACGGCGAGCCAATCATTCGTGAGGATAGGGTCGAAATCGAGGATAAAGAAGGCTTCGCGAAGGAATTGGAGGAATTGTATGCCGAAAAGCTCGTCCTTGAAGGAGGTGATCTGCAGGAGACGCTGAAAGTGGTAAAAGACGTTTTGTTGAACTGCGACAAGGAATTCAGCAGGCAAGAGGCTGTGATCTATGACTACCTCTGTGAACAATTCGAGAAAGGAGAGTCTAACTGATGAAAATTCAAATCAATAACATTAGCCTGGCGTATCAGGACAATGCTATCACGAAAGTGCAAGTCTATTTCACCGGCGCCGATGATGATCGGTCTATCAATATCAACGGGTATATCCCGCTCAC